ATGGACGCAACTCTTTTTTCTTTAAATGCAACGCTTATTCAAGGAGCAACAATGGGTGACCTTGAAAGCATGATTAGCCGACTACTTGATGAGAAGTTAGCTAATATTACAAATTTCACTCCTAAACTAGATAAAGATCCTAGAGAGGACGAATTATACAAACGCAAAGAAGCAGCAATAAAATTAGGAATTTCTCTTCCGACATTAGACGCATGGACTAAGGCGGGACTTATTAATGCACGTAAAATAGGAACACGTGTTTATTATACTGATGGTGATATTAATAAAGCGATAAAGAACACTTTTAGAGGGTAATACTATGGGAAAGTCAGACATTAACATTACCCAGACGCAACAGATCGTTATGGGCTTCATCTCCCCTATTATTGACGAAATAGTAGACAGAGTATCAGAGAGAGTATTAGCCGCATCAAAGAAAGAACCAAAGTTCTACACTCGAAAAGAAGCCGCTGAAATCCTTCATGACACCTTACCAACATTGGCGAGAATAACAAAAGACGGACTTCTTATCTCCAAACGTGTAGGTAGTAGAATCCTGTATGAAGCAGATGCTATCGACGAGGCAGTAAAAAAACAGGTCGTATTCAAATATCGGAGGGCATGACTATGAAAGAAAAGAAAAAGGCAGCCTCCACGACTGCCAATCTCCAACATAGATCCGGAAACAAAGATAGCAAATCATTTCGAATCAAACAACAGATTCGCAAACTATTCTTAGATGGTGGCAAGTACACTAGTAAAGATTTAAACACCCTTACTGGCGGAAACGATAGCCGGAAAGTCATATCCGACCTTAGAAAAGAAGGCTGGGACATTAAAGACGTTCGTCTGGACGATAGAAGAAAACTATACTGGTTAGAGCCGGACACACGGCAAATGTCTATTGACTGGGAAGGAGGCAATAATGAATAAAAAGTCTTTTGTTATATACTGTGATATAGGGGATCAATTAGAGCTACTCACCGACGAGCAAGTAGGAGTTTTGTTTCGTTCAGTAGTGAAATATGCTAGTAATGAAGAAGAGCTATCCAGTAATGACGGTATGGTCAAACTTCTTTTTTCGGTAATAAAGAAACAAATAGATCGGGACACAGAAAAATATAAAACAGTTTGTGAACGCAGAAGAGAAGCCGGAAGCAAAGGAGGCAAGCAAAAGGTAGCAAATGCTAAGCAAAACTTAGCAAATGCTAGCAATTGCAATCAAAACTTAGCAAACGTAGCTGATAATGATAGTGATAATGATAGTGATAATGATAGTGATAATGTAAATGATACTCTCTCTCTTACTCTCTCTCATTTGGTAGAGAGTGCAAGTGTGAGCGAGAGTGTGAGTGTGAGAGAGGAAGCTAATAAAGTTTTCAATCCCCAATCAATCAAAGAACAACTACTATCGGATGAAACATGGAAAGAATCAGCATGTATGCAATCTACTTTGGGAGTATCATTCATGAATATGCTTCCCGCCCAGCTAGATAAGTTCATTGCTTATATCGTTTCAATCGGAGAGGAACGAAGTATATCGAACATATCAGACGCAAAGAGAAGGTTTACTTATTGGTGGCAGAATCACGGAAGAAAGGAGGTACAGGATGAAAACAAACAAGTATATACCGTCCCCAATTAAGGGAATGCCGAACGCACCTGAAGCAGAACAAGCCGTTATCGGTTCACTTCTTAGCTTTGGCGGTGACAAAGTATTCGATGCCATATCTCCCGAACTGAATAAAGATATGTTTTATGATAACCGGTACGCTGTATTGTATGATGCTATCCAGTCGCTTTATGCAAGCAATAAACCATGTGACATCGTATCGGTATCAAATGAAATCCGCTCAATAGGGAAGATCGAGGAAGTGCCTCCACACTTCATAGCGGAAACCCTCAATTACGGGTTTGATTCGTTTCATGCCGTCGAACATGCTTTGATGGTAAAACAGAAATATCTACAACGGAAAGCTATTGAATTATCCCATATACTCCAACAGCAAGCCTATGATGATACGGAAGATATCGGCGACGTCCTTTTCAATGCGGGAAAAGCACTGGAGCAAATGCAGCAGGATTTAATCGGGCAAAGTGAATCCCAGTCATTTAAAGACATTGCACAGTCCGCATTAAAAAACATAGAGAGGAAGATGGGATTGTATAGTAGCGGAAAACAGACAGGAATAACAACCGGGCTACAAGACCTTAACGATATGAATTCCGGTTGGCACGGTGGCGAGTTGATAGTATTGGCAGCACGCCCAGCTATGGGAAAAACTGCTGTATCTCTACATTTTGGAAAGTCAGCAGCTAGACAAGGTATTCCGGTAGTCATTTTTTCTTTAGAAATGGATTCTGTCAGCCTGTATGAACGTTTCATTGCTTCTGAATCCAATGTACACCCAAGCAAATTAAGGTCCGGCAATATAAGCCAAGATGAGCTACAGCAAATAGATAAGGCGATAGGGGGAACTTTATACAGCTTACCGATAACAATAAACGATAACGCAGCTATAGGAATGAGTTACATCCGTGCAACGTGCCGTTTATACCATCGACAAAACAAATGTGGAATGGTGATAATAGACTATCTACAGCTGATAACCGAAAGCTCAAATGGGACAAGAAACAGAGAACAGGAAATAGCCCGAATGTCCCGGGAGGCAAAGATTATCGCTAAAGAATTGAATGTACCTGTTATCCTTCTGTCACAACTCAACCGGGAAGTAGACAAGCGGCAGGATAAAAAACCTATTCTTGCAGACCTTCGGGAATCGGGAGCCATTGAGCAGGATGCGGACATGGTTATATTCGTCCATCGTCCGGAATATTACGGAATCAGCGTCAATGATTCATCCGGACATGAGATTTACAACTATGGTGAATTGATTATAGCCAAACATCGAAACGGTTCTGTTGGAACAGTCAAATTCAAGCATAACGGTTCCCTAACTAAGATATTTGACTACGATACGAAAGGTTATACGGAAAACAATCCTTTCTAGCTATGGAAATAGAAACAATCTACGGGCAAGTGATAGCGAAAGCAAACAACTATCAAGCCGTACCGGGCAAAGACGGCCAGAAACGGATCATCAAAAACGAACGGATCAGGGAGTATGAGAAATCCTTCTGCCTACAATGCAAGAAGTATCGAGGAAAGCGCATTTCCGGTCGTTTCAAGCTATTTATTCGTGTCTGGCATGGAAATATTCGCTTCGACCTGGATAATGCTCTAAAAACGATCCTTGATTGCTTGCAAATGGTGGAGGCTATTACAAATGACAGCCTATGTTTTGAGATTCATGCGGAGAAACGGATAGACCGACGGAATCCGAGAGTAGAGTTTGGTCTGGAAGAGATAAACGAGCAAAAAAATATATTTAGCCAAAATAAAGCGATTTAAGCCATTTTCTTTTGCGGGATAATAAGATGTTCATCTTTGCGGAGAAAGTCGCTAATATAAAAACAAGATTAAAAAATGGAAAGATTAAAGCACATAAAATATCCTCCATTAAAGGATAAATTTAAAAAGTACGGTGATTCTTTCGAATTGGTATCTAAAAACGAAAGCAACCGAATGTACTGCTACCGAAGAACCACCCCGGAAGGGATTGTATATTTTGAGGTGTTCCGGTCGAATCTGGAGAAGGACGACAACGGGAATGTTTATGAATCCTATCCCCGTTCATCGCAATTTGGCGATACAGCTTGGTGTATCAGAGATGGCGAGAACGCAATGAAGAAAGTATTGAAATATATGCAAAAGACATTTTCAAATTAAATAAATTATTAACAATCAAAATTTTAAAGTCATGAAAAATAAAGTTTATGAAATTGGTAACCGGAATGATTTAAAATTCAGTGTACAAAAAACTACCCCATACATTATTAGGGGAAATGCTAAAGAGATGATGCCCGAAGAGATTACTTTTCTTTTTGAAGAAATTGATCCTGAATCTGATTTGACAGAAGATAACAATCTAGTATGTAGTATCAGTAAGGAAGAAGCCGTAAATCTGGCAATCCGTTTGCTAAAGCTTAGTACGGAGAGAGTACCGGAAAACGGGCTATTGTTGCACAACTTTTCAGGACACGATTTTTCCGTTCATCACGCAAAAGAAGATGGCGTACATATTGATGAACCGATTTTCGAGATCGGGAATTTGGAGACGGGTGATATTGCGGAGGATGGAACCATTTCCGTATGTCTGACTAACGAATCAGCAAAAGAGTTAATTAAAGCGTTGGCAAAGATTGTATAACCCAATACCGGGTAGGTCTGCTTCGGATGATCTACCCGGCATAAATCAAAATGATATGGAACAAATAGACGAAAAAAAGAACTCCGAAGAATTAGTAGGGCTTATTAATTCGGGAACAAAGGATATTTTCAATAAGAGAGAAGTTGCTTCACGTTTGGGTGAAGATGTGGCTAACCGCATAAAAGACGGATTGGAGGAAAAGAAAGATGAAAAAAGAGGAAACTAAAAGAATCTGTGTTGGTTCCGGTGACACAACTTTTAGACGGGACTTTGAAAAGATGCTTAGTAAATTGCAAGGCATTATAAGCCGCCAAAAAATAGAAGAGTTTGGTATTGAGTTGAACACCGAAATATTGCAAGATTTGATTGCTGGCGGTGAAAACACCGGGAAAACCGTGTTGGAACGCCTTAATAAAGACCTGTTGGATGATGCCAGTTTGCCGATCATACGCAGGCAGAAGGAGCAGATGTACAACCAGCTCTTGCAGGAGTTCGAACTGTTGAAAGTAGCCGTACACAAGTTGGTGAAAGACTTCCCTTATGTTCTTCCAGAAATGTACTTCATTGGTGATGACGGTTGGATTCACGCCCAGGAAGAAGCGTTTGCCCTGTGTGATGAACAAGGAAAGATTTACATAGACAAGCCGGAGCAGATAGAAGTTTATCATCAGGCAATAAAAGCCATTGATGAAATAAACAAGCTTCAGGAGATGGCTGCTAAGTATTATTGCAGTGCTCTAGGACATAGGGCAGTGATAGGCTTTGAAAAAGATACTGCCCGCCTTTATCCCGGTGCTTTGATTGAATGTCACTCCAGCGGAATTTTTGTGAGAATGTTTGAAGGTAAAAAACAATAAAATTAAAAACTATGAACGAAATAAAAAAACAAGGACTTGAAAGGGTGCTATTGCGCCACCAAGACGAAAACACTATCGAAAAAATACAGCAAATAGTGAATTGTTTGATTGAAACAGGATTTACAATTTCAACGAAAGAACTACATGATTTGTCCTGTGTATGCGCATTGCTCACTAAACAAGCAGAAGAGATGGCGAAAAAAGATGCTTCCCGGATAAAAATTGCCTTTAAACGTGAAGAGGATTATAAAGAGACCTTTGATCGTTTGGAGGCTTGTATAACCGAGAAAGCAAACGAGTTGAGAAAAGTTCTTTTGTATCATACGACAAAACCGTTGGATGAGAACGCATACGAAATAGTAGATAATTGCGTAGTGTTTTCCCAAACATGGGCGGAACGGAAGGCACAAGAGTTTATGATTCCTCCTACAATAACCCGCCTACGTGCGAAAGGACTTATCAACAATGTGAAGGAAGCCATAAGTGAGTTAAATGCCTTTGTTGCGGATAATCCGAACTTTGGAAAGGGTATCACGACTTCACACGATTCCCGTAGATGCTTGTGTTGGCTGGACGATGATGGCGGGTTTCATGAGGAACAAGAAGCATACGAATTTATTTAAAGAATTATCATTATGACTACAGAAGAAAGACAAAAGTTCAACGCTTTCCAAAGGACATTACAGGAAAGCCCGGCGAACCGATTAAGCTTCTTTGCAAGTGTGGAAGGGATAGAAAAACCGCAACCGGCAAATAATCCGTTTGACAAATGGAAACGGGATGCCGAGTACGAGAATCAAGCGATCTGCAAGCATCTTGGTATTGAGTATCACAAAGAAGATTTTACGGTATCAGACGAGAAACTAGCCCGCAACTGGGCGCAGGGATTGCCGGACGCATAATATTAACATTCCGGGCAGGGATGCTTTATTGATTCTCTGTCCGGTTTACTAAAGAAAATCAAGATAAAAACGGTGTATTCTCTAACTGTTTAGGCTGAATTTAGAAATATGGCAGCAATCATAGATTACATACCAAGAGTTACGTTATCAAACTTCAAAGAGTTAATAAAACAACAATCCGAAACAAAGGAAACGCTGTTTATTCGCTTCACTCTTAAAGATATACAATATACCGTAGTGATGTCGGTAGAAAAACAGAAGCTTATTTTCTTTTGGGAACATCAAGGGAAAAGGAACCAAAAAGAGATCAAGCTCCAGACCGAACCAAGCAATCTTGGAAACGGGACTGTGTGGTACTTTCTTTGTCCTTATACCGGTCATAAATGCCGCAAACTTTTTCTGGACGGTAAGACGATTGCAAGCCGGTATGCTTTTAGCCATATTTACAGTATTCAGAAAGAAAGTAGATCGGACCGTTTTTTCTATGGATTCGGACGATTGGAATACCCAGTACGAAGATACGGGAAACAGTTCTATAGAGGAAAAACAACCCCTTACGGGCATAAAGTCTGGACGTATCATAAGAAACTGGAAAAATACAATCAGTTGTTGGATGAATACATTTTACCAAGATCAAGAGGACGAAAACCATTAGTATCAAATGATGAAGTATGAAAGATAACATTTTAAACTTGCCAAGTGATGTTCTTGGCGACATATTCAAAGAGATTTATTCGGAGTATGAGAAAAGCATCCGTAAAATGTTCTCCGCTCCACCCTGTGAGATAGAGATAACCGCCCAACAGGTTGCAAAGGCTTTTGATAAAAGGGGGCTGATAGAATACGCTCCGCAATTCTACATTTTTGCCACTGGGGTGTTTATCGGGATCAAGGACAGGTGTAATCCCTACCAAGAGATTAACGAATGGGTTGCCGCCTATCGGATGGCTAAGGAGATGAACGTAGATGTCTCCGTTATAAATCCAAAGAAAGCATTTGAGTATTATCAACAAAAAAATAAATAGTTATGAATGAAACAATTATTATTAACGGGTGTAGTTTTAATCTTAAAGCAATAAAGATCAAAAACTTTGTTTTAGCCGGAGAGTGTTTAGGGGATTTTACCAACAAAGAAAATGCAGATGAAATGCTAGCGGAAAAAGACAAGAAAACCTTGTGTGATGCGATTTCCTTTCTTTTTGCTGGCGATAGTTCCTTGAGCGATACCTTATGTGAAGGTACTAAAGATGATGCTATAGAGGCTTTAAAACAAATAGCATTGTATTACCAGTCACTGTTTAAACGTGCTAGCCTCATGGCTAAAAGTGTGTCACTAATAGCAGCAAAACCTAAAATATGAAAGTAACAGTCGATTTATCCGGTTTGGATTCTTTCATCCAAGAAGTCGAAGATGAAATTAATCAGGGCTTGATAGATGCGGCTCATAAGGCTGTTGATACCCAGAAAGTAAGAAATGAGAGTGGCAAAAAGACTTATGAGAACCACACTTGGAACTTGCGTAATGCTCCCGGTGCTGCTGTTATTCGCAATGGGGAAATCGTTGATTTATATGTTCCGGCAGACGGGGAGCATGCTGAAGCGAAAGCTAAAACCGAAAACCTTCTAATCTACGGAAAACGCCCTAAAAACGGGATTGTTGCAGCGGACGGAATGGAATACGCAAGCTTTGTATCAAGCAAAGGTTTTGATGTTATGGACACGGCTCGCCATGTCTTAGAGAGAGAAGTAAAAGAAAATGTAACAACTAATATTAAAGTAAAATGGCAGGATTGAGAATTAATTTAGATGCTGATCTTACAAGATTCACTCAACTTGTAAAGCAAATACAGAAGGTAAGAGCGGAATTAGGTAAATTATCTACCGCTTCACCCAGTTATGATAAGTTGTACAAAGAGTTTAAAAGGATAAAAGGCGAGTTGGACGAAATGAAAAAGAAATTCGCTGAAATTCAAACGGCTTTGGCACAAGTAGATATAGCCAGTAGTATAGTGAAACAGTCTGAAACAATCAGGCATGAGACAGACGAAACTTCTAAACACTTTGAAGATTATGCAGACTCCTTGAACGCTGTGAAAAAGCAAGTAGCCGCATTACAAAAGGAATACTATGCACTGGAAGAATCGGAAAGAAATTCATCTGTAGGACAAGCTAAACTAAAACAGTGGGCGGCTTTAAATGCACAGTTGAAGGTTACGGCTGATTCAATGCGTGATGTTGCAAAAGTGGAAGAAAACGCCATTAAAGTTTATAAGTCAGCTGAAGGATCACTGGTGCAATTAAGGAAGCAGCTAAGTATGTTGAACTTCCAGTATGATAATCTTTCTCGGGATTTACGTAATGGTGCTACAGGAAAAGAGCTATTAATACAAATACAGGCGGTAACTAATGAGCTAAATTCAGCAGAACAAGCGACCGGACGTTTCCAAAGGAGTGTTGGGCATTATGCTACAGCCTATAACGGATTAAACGCCCAAGTACAAATGTTAGCACGAGAATTACCGAGTTTGGCCGTTTCCATGAATACTTTCTTTTTGGCAATTAGTAATAATTTCCCGATGCTTATTGATGAAATTCAAAAAGCTAGAATTGAACTTGCAAAACTTAGAGCCGAAGGAAAAGAAGGTACTCCAATTTGGAAACAACTCACAAAATCCCTATTAGGTTGGAATACAGCTTTGGTTGTCGGGCTTACTCTTTTATCTAACTATGGAACTGAAATCGGTGATTGGATAAAGCAATTATTTGATAGTAGAGAAAAACTAGACATTCTAAAAGAAGCTTTAAAAAGTTACAATGAAACCATAATTGAGGGGAAAAAGAATGCACAAGATCAAATTGTAGAATTAAAAATGTTGTACAAGGCTGCGACGGATGCAGCAGAGAGCACGGATACTCGAAGTAAAGCCATAAAGAAGCTACAAGACCAATATCCGGATTACTTTGAAGGTATGAATAACGAAGCCTTTTTAGCAGGAAAGGCGAAAACGGCTTATGATAATCTAACCCAATCTATTTTAGACTATGCTCAAGCACAAGCTATCAAGAATAGGATAACCGAAAACTTCGATAAGATAATAGACCTTGATACCAAAATAGCGGAAGCGCAAGCCGAATATAATAGGTTAGCAATAGAATCCAATAATAGTCTTAATTTTGTATCATCTGGATTAATTGCGAAAAAAGCACAAGAGCAGTTGAAAATTTATCGTGAGGCGAAAGAAGAACGTGAAAAACTGATAGAATCCAACAAAAAACTAGAAGAGGGATTTAATGCTAGTGCATTTCTTTTTACTCCTAATTCTATTAAAACCAATGATAATAGTTATAGTGATGTTTATCAACGGGGCAAGTCTATATTAAAGGCAGAACAGAATATCAAGGACGCTATTTTAAAAAGCCAATTAGACGCCCAAAAGATAGCTATTGATATTATGGAAGAAGGAAATGCCAAAGAACTTGCTCAAATCAATGCTAATTATGATGCAAAGATAGCAGAAATCCAAAAACGTGAAAGGGAGCTTCTGCAAACCTTACAAGACGCAGAATATGAAGCATGGAAAGCGGCAAATCCTGATTACAAGAAGAAAGGATTGCAATTTGTTCCTACCATTGTAGACATTCCTACCGAACATAGAAATAATTTTGATACTGAATATTCTTCAGCATATCAAAAGCAGCAAAATGATATAAACAAGCTGTTACAATCAACCCTCAACAAGTATCAGGACTACAATAAGCAGCGTGAGCAGCTGGTTAAGTCCTTCAATGAAGAAATGGAGTTCCTGAACTCACAACGTACCGAACAAAATTCGGAAGAGATAGACCGGGCAATAGAAGTTGCAAAGAAGAAACTCAAAGAAGGATTGAAAGGAATACGGGATGAAATGGAAAAGGAGTTTGCCGGACAAGAAAATACATTCTTAAAAATGCTATATGGTGATATTTCCCAAATGGGATTTTCTGACCTATCAAATTTGATTTCTCAAGCCCGCCAGCTGAATGATTATCTTTCTGGGAAAGGAGACAAGGAGGGAATTACATTTATTTCTAAAGAACAACTAGAAGCGATTGAAAAAAGTCCGGCAGACTTAGAAAAGTTGAGAAAAGCACTGGATAAGTTGCTCGGTACAGGTAAAAAAGAGAATAAATGGGAAGAGATATTTGAAACCTTCAAAAAGGGTTTTGCTTCTCTTAAAAGTGCAAAAGATTTTAAAGAAATATCTGGTGCCATAGGTACGATAAGTAATGCCGCTTCATCGGCAGCTGGAGAAGTTGCGAATTTATTTGAAGTGATGGGTAAGACTTCGGCAGCAGATGCTATAAGCGGTGTAGAAAGCGCAATGAATGCAATATCCAATATCGGGCAAGGTTTTGCTAAAGGTGGAATTGTAGGCGGTATTGCAGCCGCAGTAGGAGAAGCTGCCAATTTTATAGGAAAGGCTTTTGCAGCTAATTCTCGGCATAAAAAAGCTCTTGAGGCTATTATGAACGAAACGATAGATCAGCAAAGAGAATACAACCTTCTTTTGTTGGAGCAAAATCTTTTGTATGAGAAAGCATCTACAATCTTTGGAGTTGATGCTTATTCTAAGGCCAAGAACGCAGTTATTAACATGAAGGACAGTGTAAAAAGCCTTAATAAAGAACTTACAGACGGAGAATATGGGAGTTGGATTACAAATATTGAGAGAAAGTTTTTAAAAAGAGCAAATCAATACATCGGATCCGCACTAGCTTTAAAGGATCAATATGCAGGGCTTGCCAACGTAGAAATCAAAACCGGACACAAAAAAACGGGGTTGTTTGGTTGGGGAAAAGGAAAAGACGTTTATTCTTCAGTTCTTGATGTTTATCCCCAATTAATAAAAGCTAATGGAGAGTTTGATAAAAGTTTGGCAGAAACAATTATCAATACCCGTACTATGTCAGATGAAAGCAAGGCAGCGTTGCAGTACATGATTGACCTAGCGCAACAGGCGGAAGATGCCTATAGTGAATTAAATGACTATATGACCGATATTTTTGGGGATTTAGGAAACTCCATGACAGACGCACTCGTTAATGCTTTTGTCAGTGGAACCGATGCAGCAAGAGCTTTTACCGAATCCGTTTCTAGTATGCTTGAAACACTATCCAAACAAATGATTTATTCTGTTACATTAGCTCCAGTGATGGAACAGGCACAATCTAAAATGCTAGATGTAATGAAGAATACCGATTTATCAGATGAGCAACGCTTCAACCAATGGACTATTATTCTTGATAATTTGGTAGATGATGCACTAGCGCAACAAAGCAAGGCCGAAAGATTAATGGAAGAATATCAGAAAATAGCAGCTAACAAAGGTTTTGACATATTGTCAAATAGTTCCTCTTCATCCCAAGAAGCTTCAAAGAAAGGCTTTGCCACTGCATCGCAGGATTCAATAGACGAACTTAACGGACGTTTCACCGCTTTGCAGATTGCCGGAGAAGAAATCAAGAATCAAAGTGTAGAACAAACTAGGCTATTGGATTCTATAAACTCGATATTGCTTAATATAGAGCCTTCACAGGATTCTTTCAGTATTCCCGATCTATCATTAAACAGAGAAGCTTTAAATAGTAGTTTTGCAGCTGATATAGCAATGAGAGCAGAATCTAACGCCCAGTTACAGGCGGCTATAGTTAACCTAACCGGAGAAGTACAAACGATTAAAAACAATGTTAGTGAGATGTTGACTTTTAGCGCAGAAGATAGGATAAATCAGCAAACTATTGCCGAGAACTCCAGCAGTCTTAATAAAAATATTCCTAAGATAACCCAGACATTGGACGGTATTAAGCAAAATACTAACGGTTTATCACGTCGTTAATTTTATTCCATGCCATTATAGAAGAATCCCCGACCGCTTGTGATAAGTAGCCGGGGATTAGTAGTATTTATCCTTTAGAAAAAATATTATCCACCTTATCGAAAGTGTCGTAATCCTTGTAATTTAAAGTGAAATCTGTAAAGGATATTTTGGACTTATAAAAACGGACTATATTAGGATAGTGTAATTTCCACATATTTGCTCTATCTTCTTTTAGTGCTACGTTGTATTTTTGAGAAATATTGTTATACAATTCTACTATAGACATGAGAAAAGATTGTTTATAACACCTAAAAGCTTTTTCTTTTTCTCCATCCAAACATAATAATTGGGCTTCATCTATCAATTCGTCGGCTTTTGATGGAGATTGCTTTAAGCTGATTTTTTTCACATCATTAGTCATTTCCCATAATTTGAAAAACAATACAATTTGTAATACACCAAATACGATGATTACAATAGATACAAATAGTGTGATATTTTCCATAATTCAGTGTGTTTTATGTTATACAATGCGCAAACGTACAAAAAGCAGGAACAAAAAACAACTATTACAAATGTTTTCTAATTTTGCGGAAGGTACAAAGTAAAAGAGCGTCACCCGAACCACCAGATAGACGCCCTTTCCCAATTCATAGTAGTACAAATATACTATTTACTTTTAAATAATCGTACTATGTTTTCAGAAATCAACGAAAAAACAACGGTAAATACAGGGGTGAAAGGTAAGAAACAGAAGGAGATAATCAAGGCGAACAAACCCTTTTCGATCCGTGTCCTTTATATCAGGTACGGGGTTTATGATATTGTGTTCACTTACCAAGAGACAACCGTTTTTCAACCGATTTCAGACGAACAGTATAGGGAGTATAGGAAATTGTGTTATTTGCGCCCTATCAGGGCTAAAAACTATCTTCTTGATCTTGTAAACTTTGACGGTACACCATATAACAGGGGAGATTTTCAATTTATAGGTAAGGATGATGAACCGACAAAGGCAATGATAGCACTTTGGCAGGAGATAGAAAAGAACTTATTTAACCGGGATAATCAACATACATAGACCTGTCCTAATGATTGTTGAGATTAGCCTACTTTGATATTGATTTTAAAGGTAACCCAGAATTACCTTTTAAAAGTAAAATATGTACTCAAACCATATTTAAAGGTGCTATGGTGGCACTATTAAAAGCAAAGGTTTCAATCTTAAAATATGATACTCCCTGTTATTAACAGCAACCTAACATTACCTTAAATAAGATATAAAAAAGCCCGCACTGGTTAGTAAATCATGTACGGGCGTTTCCTTTATTTCTTTTCAGGTTTGATAAATCCGATCGGATTACGTAGCTTATTCTCCATCTTCTTTTGTGCCTGAAGCTCGGCTAACGTCTGGTTGATTAGTTCCAGCTGCATCCGTGTACTCCATTATAGACAAATATCTTTGCAAAGAGGCTATTTCGGCTTCAACAACAAGCTTTTGAAAGGCTTCCGGCTTATTCTCTGTATGAGATTCTTCCAGTGCTTTATAATAACTTATTTTATCCTCATTGCTACCTTTTAAAGTAACCAATGTATACCCATTCCGTAAAAGATAAAGATTCATCAATAAACGTGACGTTCGCCCGTTTCCATCAATAAACGGATGAATACGTACAAGTTCGTCGTGAAGATATGCGGCTATAAGTACTGGATGTACTTTTTCTTCCTCCATCTGCCGGTACTTTATCATAAAATCCTCCATTTGCTTCTGTATTAAATAAGGTTGTGGCGGCATGTGGGTACTACCGGAAATCATAACGGGAACGGTACGATATTTCCCGGCATTTTCACGGTCTATTCCATGCAAGATAAGAGCGTGTATTTCTTTGATAGTACGTTCGCTTATCTCTATATCCTTCTTCGCTATATCTTTGATATAATCAATAGCTTCGCTATGATTGATAGCTTCCAAATGTTCACGCATAGATTTGCCGGATATGGTAACTCCTTCATTTACTACTAATGCGGTTTCCTGTAATGTAAGGGTATTGCCTTCGATCCGGTTACTTTCGTAGGTGTATTCTATATCCAAGGCATCCTGTATCTTTTGCAGCGCATCTTCCGGTAATGGACGTAAAGCGGATAACTCTCCTTTGAGTGTATCGGCTTTATCTAACAACAGTTTTAAATCTTCATTCATGACTATTCTACTTTGATATTATAAAACGATTTCTCCGCTTTCTATTCTATCCAGCAACCGGGACAAGTCCGATACGCTATTTATATTGTAATTGGTATCTCTTATGCGGATCACTCCAATAATACCACCGGAAGAAGAAGGTGCAAACAGTTCTGTAATATCAACCTCTAAAGCATTGGCAATCCTTTCCAGTGTTTCAAGCGTTGGATTTCCATTGATAGCCCGGCTTAAACTTTCTTGCTTAATACCCATCTTTTCCGCAAGCTGGCTCACTGTGATGCCTTTTTCTTTACATACTTCTTTTATTCTCATGATAATGACATTTTAAGTTATAATTCAATTTATGTGCAAATATAGGAATAAATAACTCAAAAGTTATATCTCATAGTTAAATATAGTTTAAAGCATCATTATTTTTCATTTAGACAATTGTAGTTATGATATTAAGAGTTATATTTGCACTATGATAATAACAATAAAAGTTATAAAGAATATGAAACGCTACAACTTATCAGAAATAATGCGAACCGCACATAGAACTTATAAATATGTAGGTAAGAAACAAGGTAAAACCTTCGGTGAGGTACTGAAATCAACTTGGAGACTTGCCAAACTGGACGTAGCCAGACAAGAAGCGGATGCAAAACGCAAGGCGGAAGAAGAGAAACGGCAGGAGGCATTAAAAAGTAGCAAGCCAGCAGAGGTAGTGCGCTATAACTTCATCGGTGAGATATACAACCGGAACAGTAGAGGTTACATGAGTTCACAATATTGCGGAGATTAATTTAATATACAAAATCAATATAAATATAACTTTAATAACAATGGCAACAATTGATTTACAAGATTTAATCACAGAGAAAAATGTAGAATTACAAGAGTTCATCAAAGAGCAAATGAGAATACACCAGCTTAGTAATTTATCAATAGACCAAAGAGAGTTAATGATAGATACTCCAGCAATAAGTACAAAGCAAATGATTGATACTTATTATTCCACGATCCAATATGTGGCAGCTCGGCTGATTGAATTAGAAGGCAATAATGAGGCATGGAATAAACATCGAGCCATTATCATGAAGAAGGTAGCAAAGAAAGAAAAGGAATGTAAGAGAATAGAGAAGAAAGCCCGAAAACATGAAAGATATAGCCGGAAACTCACACAGGAATATAACAGAAAATATAATACTAATATATCGTGATAACATTTAAGTCAGGGGACTTCGGTTCCGGCACATTAGTTGACGCCATCAACAAAGCCACCCCGGTAACAATACGGTTGCCGGGTTTACATTTCTTGCAAATTATTGAAAAGTATTCAAGGATTAACATTATGGTTACCTTTGGCAAGTCGTTTTAAATGCCACCATTTCCGGCAATATACCCTAAGGATAAATAAAGAATCACGGTAAGATTACGGTAAGGGTAAAATGTGATTTTTGATAATACTCATGTTTTATAACTCCCAATAACGGTTATTTGGAACTGATACACTACAAAGATTTTCTGGGGGCATTGCACATGTGTGAGAAGAAGAATCACACTTCTCCTACCCTAATTTTGTAGTACCAATGTAGTACCATTTTCAGCTAAGAGCAAAGAAAAACCCTTCCAGAAATTATCTGAAAGGGCTTCGTGAGGTTCCTGGCGTACTATTTTAAGTACTAATATGCAGGAATTTATCTTACAACTGAGCTACAAATGTAAAAGGAATCAAAACTCTTACTGGCTTTTGGGAGTTATTTAATTCATATAATTTATTCTATTTATCGGGGAATTTTCCCCCTTTAATAATCTTCATCCAGTTTTACCTTCGGAATTATCAAGTAACTCCAATCTAGTTTTCAGTGATGCGTTTTCGACAAGTAATCTCCTGTTTTCACATTCAAGTTCTTTATTCCTATCACGCAAAAAGAAAACCAAACTATCATTGTTCAGTGAATTGGAAATATTAAATGTGTCTCCAGGCAGATCGTTCACATACATAGTACCCTTGCCAGTCATTAGCCATTCGGCACTTAAGTTTGTGTAAGCACATAGAATACGTTCTACACTATCAGAGTTCATAGATCCTCGCGTTTTCAACGCTTTCCCTAATAAACCATTAGAAAGTTCTGCTGCGACAGTTACCTTATTAGCATTCAGTCCCTCAGCTTTCATAAAAGCCTCCAGTCTATCTATAAATCTTTCTTCACTCATAGAAAATATTCTCAATTTATTTTGCTTATATAGAATTTATACTCTATATTTGCACAGTGATTTCAAAATTATTGCAACAAATGTACAACAAAACTAGAACACCTGCAATAGCGAAAAAACGCTATTCATTTAAAAAAGGATATCTGCAAGTCTCTTTAGAAGATAAAGATAAACTCAAGTCAGACTTGATACAGGTTTTAAATAATCCCTCACGATCGTACTTCTCCAAAAAGCTGAACGCCGGAATTATTGATATCTCTGTGACTCTATTCTCTGCGATCACAGACGTTTTTAAGAAATATGATATAACAGACTGTTGGACTATTGAAGAAATATAACTATGAACTTAAATGTTATACTTGCAAAACGCGAAAATGAAGTAACGGAATGTATCGCATGGGGAGGCTCATATAAAGAAACTGCTTCACTGTTACAAATTAGCGTGCGTACCGTAGACAATACTCTTCGGAAGGTCAAAGAAAAATTAGGATTAAACAAAATCAATGAAATCTCTGCATGGTGGTTTTGTACGCACCACAATATAAGTTTGGACCTCTCTCCTTTTGTTCGAAGGCAAATATCCGTCATACTACTATGTATTTTTATTAGTGGAGAAATCTCAATTTTTACAGACTCACCTTATACTACCAGACGTTCCCGAAGAAGCCGTACGGAGTATAGGGCTAGAAGACAAGAAACTTCTATCAATCAACCATACATTATTTAATCAAGATACGCATAAGGAGTGCGTCCGGGACAAGCCCGGTGTTTTAGTTATACATTATTATTTTAATGAAAAAAATAGAAGTTTATCATTTCAATTATCAACCTTTTAAAAGCCGTGCTCAAGGAGGCATGTAGGGTACCCAGCCCCTGGTTAGGTTTGTTACACAAAAATTGCCGGGTGAGAATCCCGGCACATGGGTAATAGTGTAAGGAAGCACAACGGTTTTTCAACATTTCACCGCAGACGGGTTCGATTCCCGAATACCCACATTTCTATTATTAATAAAAAAAGAAACGTCATGAAAAATTTAAAAGAAACAAAAGAGCAGATCTTCGCTACTACAATTCAAATCTCTAACATTCTCAAGTCAAATGAAATGAGTGCAATTTGTATCTTATATAAGAAGCAGCAAGAACTTGTTGCCACCCCAGCAATAGTAGTAGGTTCTCCTTATAACATCATACCAGCAGTAATAAAGATAATGCAAGAATCTGAAGAGGTACGCAACATCATTTTAACAGCAAGTGAATACTATCAGTTTCAAGAAAAAGAGAAAGCAAACACCAAAGAAGTACCTCCTTATTTAAAAGACTATATCGAGGAATTAATCAAAGGTTTATAAAAGCAAATTATGAAAGTTGTACACTCTCCCAGTCCATCCAGCAATCCTGCAAAAAGAGAAAAAATAAATCTTTTTGAAAAAGATGCTCCGGAAGAAGTTGCAGCACTCTGCCAGCAATCTGCCTTGCAGGAATCAAATAAGATATTATTAAGAATAGATGCCCGAACGCAAGTCCTCGTTGATCCCAAAGATGCAACTGCCGAATATGCGGAAAAACTACGGCAACGGTATAAGTTGAATTATCACCGTAAAGCCGTAGGCGGACGCAAAAAAAGATAATGTTATGTATGTAGACATTGATAATCGTGGTTTACTCACCATAAATGACATTCCGCCAAAAGAAGCTCAACGTCTCTTAGAGATAATTCAGCAGGCAGATACGCAACTTTTATCCCGTCCCATTGAAACCCTTAAAAAACAACTTCATTTGCACCTCAAAGAATATGTTTTCCACGTACCAAATAAAAAGCCATAACTATGTTTTTTACTGATGATGATATAAGACGCATCAAGGACGCATCAACCGGACATCTATTGAATGTGGTACAAGACTTCCAGAACCTACGCAAATCCGGGACAAGTTACGTTTGCGACTGTCCGCATTGCAAGGCATCTAAAAAATTTAGTGTAAATCCCGCTAAGGATATTTACAACTGTTTCTCTTGCCATCAAATTGCCGGTGTCGGTGCGTTAGATTATTTAATGCGAGTAGAAGGAAAACAGTTTCCGGAAGCGCTTGAATATCTGGCCGGCAAATTCAGTGTTTTACCGGATGCAGTTCCCGAACAAAAAAAGAAGCCGGTAAAGATGAAGCAAGGCAGCAAAAAAGCCAAAGGAAATGATGTTAATAGTTTCTGTGCTAAAATGCTTGCAGAGTCGGGTTTGACATTTGAAGACGTCACAGCAAATGTCTATAAAACAGGAAAAAACGAATCTATATTCAAATTACGCACTTTTCGTCCAGGAACACTCGCAGAAAATGGGACCATAGATCCTAGAGGTGATGATGTTATTATCGAGTATTATGATCTTGAAGGAATGCCTGTCACTTATGCCAGGAAAGATCATCGTAAAAAAGAGACTGGTGAACGAAAAGAATACTATCGAATCCGTTGGCAATTTCCTGACGCACATCTTGATAAAGACGGCAAGCCGTTCAAATACAAATCTCCGATTGGAAGCGGTACCCCTATTTACATCCCGGAACGAATGCGGAGGCTTTATAAAGAGAAGCAACAATTTGACCGGCTCTACATTCAGGAAGGTGAAAAAAAGGCTGAAAAAGCTTGTAAGCACGGGATTCCGTCTATCGCTGTTAGCGGTATACAGAATCTCGGTCTAAACGGTGCGCTCCCTGAAGATATCGTTCGGATCATTACAACTTGTGGAGTAAAGGAGGTTGCTTTTATCTTCGACTCTGATTGGGATGATATCAGCACAAACATTCGACTCAATGACAGAGTCGAGAAACGACCTAGTTGTTTTTTCTTTGCAGCCCGTAATTTCAAGGAATATATGCGTACCTTGAAAAATCGTAATATTTATGTTGAAATATTTATTGGCCATATACAAAAGAATAAAGCAGGAGATAAAGGATTGGATGACCTTTTAGCCAATAGTTTGAAAGGACATGAGGAAGAATTGGCAAAAGATATAGAAGCAGCCTGTAACGAGAAGAAAGGTCTGGGCAAATACGTGGAAATGTTTAAGATCACGACTTGGACCGACCACAAGCTTCAAGAATTATGGTGCTTGCATTCGTATGAATCTTTTGCAGAGAGACATAGAGATGTACTAAAAAATCTTCCGGAATTTGTATTCGGAAGATATCGCTGGAAATTCGATGATAGTGGTAAAGTTGTCTTAGCACAACCTTTCGATGATGATGAAAAATTCTGGGAAGAAGTAGAAAAGAACATTCGAGGAGGAGATACGCGCATTGAATACCAATTTTGCTATGTCAATTCACATAATTTCCTGCAAAACAGAGGATTTGGCCGTCTAAGAATGTTAGACAAGTCATTCCGTTTTATTCAGTTGGACCCTCCTGTCGTTCGTATGATTGAAGCTTCTGATGCGCGTGACTATTTGTTTCAGTTCGCAAAACATTACTGCAAGAAAGAAGTGAATGAAATGCTTATTAAAGGGGTATCTCAATATGTTGGTCCGGACAAATTATCATTATTGAATTTCATTGAACCAAACTTTATAAAACCTAACCGGGAAAGCCAATACTTCTACTTCGACAGCGCCTGTTGGTACATTACAAAAGATAAGGTGTTAGAAATGGGATATGAAAGCATTACCCACCACATCTGGGAAGAACAACGTAAGCAAATCAAAGCTAAATATCTCGGTAAACCGCTCATTACATTCAAACGGGATGCTGAAGGAAAGTATTTCTATGAGATTTCTGAGGAAGGGGAAAAATGTCATTTTCTTCAATTTCTCCAAAACGCATCAAATTTCACATGGCGAAAACCAGCGCAAGAAGTAGAATCGGATGAAAATGCCGAAAACAAGATGCATCTGTTGAGTAAGCTCTGTGCTATCGGTTTTTTAGCAATGGAAGCTAAGGATAACAATGTAGCCAGGGCGGTAGTTGGCATGGATGGAAAACAATCTGAAGTCGGAGAAAGTAATGGTCGTTCCGGTAAATCTTTACTTGGAGAACTCATGAGACATGTCACTCCCACTGTCTACATTCCAGGAAAACGACCAGATATATTCAATGATCAATTTGTTTGGAATGATATTCAAGAAAACACGAAAATCGTTTTTATAGATGATGTGTTGCTTAATTTCAATTTCGAGTTTCTGTTTCCTAATATCACAGGAGACTGGAGTGTTAATCACAAAGGAGAAGGGCGGTTTACTATACCCTTCTCAGCCTCTCCCAAAATATATATTGCGACCAATCATGCATTAAAAGGTAGCGGTTCTTCATTTAAAGACAGGCAATGGTTGTTGGCATTTTCCGATTTCTACAATGACAATCATAAACCGGTTGACGATTTCGGCTCTCTTTTCTTTTCTGAGTGGGATTTCGATCAATGGAATCTTACTTGGAACTTATTAGCTAACTGCATTCAGCTATATCTCAATTTTGGGGTAATACAGGCGCCAGGCGAACGACTAGAACAGCGTAAGTTACGACAAGAAATGGGTGAAACTCTCATTTCCTGGGCAGATGAGTACTTCTCTTGCGCTGAACATCTTAATGTACGTCTTCCTAGAAAAGATTTGTATGATGCTTTTTGCACGTATGATCCCGCACAACGGAAATTCATCTCTCCCACTGCATTCAAAAAGAAGTTTATCATGTACTGTGAATGGAAAGGCTATATTTTCAATCCGCAAAAATATGATAGCAAAACGGGATATCCTTTTCAAGTCGACCAAGACGGACGCCCTGTTATTGACGACAAAGCCGGTGGAGTCGAATACTTTACAGTTGGTACAGGTACTTATACCGGTAATAATGATTCAGATGATATAAGCTCTGAATATGAACAAAAGCAAATTGATTTTTAAACTTAAAAAGGAATAATATTATGTCAGAAAAACAAGGAATTTTTCTATTAGGACTCAAAAAGAGTAAGAAACGTGAAGGTGTAACCTACTGTATAGGTGTGTTTAGGTTAGGAACTACCAATATGGAGTTTATTCTAGGCGAAACAGACAATGATCGTGAATATAGGCAGGGCGAAGAAGTCTCTTATATTTATAACGCCAATTATACTAATAGCTTACAGAGTGCTTTGAATTGGTTGGATTGCCAAAAGTGATATCCAGAACAATAAAAAAATGGAACTAAATGACCAAGTTAAAGTCACGTTAACAGCGTATGGAGCTTCCGTTCTTAATGAAGATAATAAACAGTGGAAGGAACGGTATCCAAAAGTATTTTCCTCGGAGAAAACAGACTATAAAGAAGGAGAATTTACGAAAACCAACTTTGGTGTATCTTGGGAAGATTCACTGATAGTTTTCAGGTTGGACACCAAATACCATTCACTGATTTGGCAAAAATAGAGAAGTAAAATATAAATAGTTCAAATTAGAACAGATATGAATAAATATAAAATATTTGAAGATGTAAAAAACAACTGGAGAACACTTTTACTGCTCCAGTTGTAAAACTCTTAATCTTCAACTGATAGTGTTAAAATATGATTGGCTGGGATGGCAAGCCCAACTCCATCTATTTCGACAACAATTCTAAAAGAAGGAACCTTCGTATTGAATTCTGCTTTCAGAAGAGTGCCTGTTATAACTTCACTTGGAAATCCTACTGCTTGGTATTCAATCTGACATTTTTTACCATAAGAGTCTATTAACTCTTGCTGATCATTAAAATTGATAACTTTCATAATTGTTTTTTTTAGATAATAATTCAACAAAGATAATAAGAAATATGATAATAGCATGGTTTTCTTGCGGTGTAACTTCCGCAGTCGCTTGTAAGATAGCATTGAGCTTGTACGATGATGTGCAAGTTTACTACATCGAAACTGGCTCCGGGCATCCTGATAACGCCCGATTCCTTGCAGACTGCGAAAAGTGGTACGGGCAGCCTATCCACATTATCCAAAACGACAAATATACTTGCGTAGCCGATGTTCTACGGAAAGGATTTATCAATGGTGCGCATGGTGCTGCTTGTACTCTTGAACTGAAAAAGAAAGTTCGGTATAAGTTGGAAAAGGAGATTGGTTCTTGGGGCGGGCAAGTTTGGGGATTCGATTACGACCCGAAAGAGATTAACCGGGCTATCCGGCTAAAACAACAATATCCAGACACAAAGCCGCTATTTCCGCTTATTGAAAAGCAGATTACGAAACCGGATGCTATGGGTATGCTTTGGAAAGCCGGTATTAAAATCCCCGCTATGTACAAGATGGGCTACAATAACAACAACTGCATCGGTTGTGTGAAAGGTGGCATGGGCTACTGGAACAAAATCCGGAAGGACTTCCCGGAGGTATTTGCTCAAATGGTACAGATTGAACGTGATGTAGGTGCAACATGCCTAAAGGATAAAGACGGGCGCATCTTCCTTGACGAACTGCCAACGTGGCGGGGCGACCCAGTAGAAGAGATTATACCGGATTGCTCGCTTATCTGCCAAATTGAATTTCAAGAGATAATCGACAGACAGGTAAAGCGAGTTTTGAAAGGAGAAATTAGTATTAACGATGTAGCCTAAATAGGCTCAAAGCAAGAACAGAAATGAGCAAAAAAATCTCCATAAAAGTAACTGAAGCACAACCGCTTCCTTGCCCTTATTGCAATGGTTTTTACGGTTATCAGTATAGTGATCTGTTTAGAATGAGTTACACGAGTGTGCATAATTCTGACGGCACATATTCCGGTGGGGAATATTCCGATGGAGTTTCCTTAAACAAGAGTAAAACAGCTTATTGTGTGAATTGTGGTACCAAACTACCTTTTACCCTAATACGTGAAGGTGAGGAACAAGTCGAATAATTAAAAATAATATAGATATGAATAATGATGGTAATAAAATTCTGGACGCTATTAAGAAAATGGCAGCAGATGACAATAAAGGTTTGAGAATGTCCACTACCATAGTCGATGTTAAGGATGATCCACGCGGCTCAATTGTTGGCTTTGGGACTGAAAAAGATTGTGGAGATGATGCAAAAGCACAGACAATTGGATTACCAGGCAAGTATATGACATGTGCTTTTTTTATAGATCGAGAAGAACTGAAAAAATACCTATAAACAAACGGGAAAAAACTCTCTGCATGAAAGGCTACTACATGAAAGCTGGTCAGATCCCCAATATAAACGATAACAATGCCATTTACGTATCAAGAGATATTAGAAGAAGTTCTTCCTGTTTATCACCAGAATCCGGAACGTTTTATGCGCTTCTACCATGCCGTCAATAATATCTTAGCTGCAATACCTGAAGGGAGCAGTATTCGCATTGACGAACACTGCAAGCCCGCATCACGTGATCTATTCATTAAAATAGCTGCTATGTATATTATAGAAGAAACGACAAGAAAGGACGTACTAGATGATTTTTTAGAGTTTTCTGATGATTACAGTGCTATTCGGCACGTACCTAAAGTAGTACCGGCTGTTAATTGGCACCACTTCTACTCGAATCGCAGATGAGTAGATTATTCCAAATTATTACTTTGTAAAGATACAAATTTTCATTGATATACACAACATTATGCCGATAAAAAAAGAGAATAAAATAATGGTGATTGTTGCTCCGTCTGCCGATGATCGAGAGTTACTTATATCACGCCTGGCCGTTCGTCTTGGCTTTGCAAAAGTCCCATCCGATGCCAAAAAGATAATACGCAAAGATATTTATTCCGTAGACCTGGCTACTGCTTATTTTGTGCTATGCAGCAACTATAGTTTCCGCAGTTCTATCATCACTACCCAAAGGCTGTATGAGCTTGCCGCAAGGGGTATTTGTGTTGTAGTCGGCGTCAAGTCCTTGCCTCGCGAATACGAACTCATTTCTCAAGTGTTTTATCCTGATGATTTACGCTAACGCAAGTCGGTTCATTTCTGTTATATATAGCATTAGTATTATTTCCCGGTGTGCTTCTGCGCACCGGGCTTTCTTTTTCATTCCCCCTCGCCTCCCCTTCATCTTATCACAAACGTTTTGAACAAATGTGCAGGAGGAAGTGCCGGACAAAATCAGGGACACATATATATATTTTTTATTTTTCTTTCTTCTTTAAAAATACCCTACCCAAAAACACGATAAAATTTTGTGCTTTCGTGCAGGCACCTATTTTTCTTCATTTATTACATTAAAAATCAGATATTTACACATTGCACAATTTTCGTACAAAAACGTACGATTCGTACAAAAAGGCACAAAAATGCATTTTGTACGCAAAACAATGATTTTGTGCCAAAAAGTACATCATTTTGTACAGGGTTAACAGATTGATATTCAGCACTTAAGTAAAAGTTCACAGTTATTTTGCACAATCGCACAAAAAAATAGTACGGTTTTGGAAAGGGTGATACACTGAATACACTCTTTTTTCATTGATATACAAGGTTTCTTCATTTCTTTTTTGTACATTAGCTCCATACCTAAACCAAACGTTTTTATGATTACTACTAAGATTGAAGTACCACCACATCTTAAGGAGTATCTTATCGGAAAGTTCTGTAATATGCAGGACTCTCCGATTCGTTTTCCGGATAATACGGATATCTACCACTTTATCTACGATCTACTTGAACGACGTCCATGCAACGTCATTGATCATGGAAATCTAGAAATTATCCTGCCGGAACGCAGTTTAGGCAAAAATCCCAAAACATACAATTATCTGGGAATACGTTCACAGATTATCCTCGTACGAAAGATCGATCGAATGTTATGGGCAGAAGCCCATGACTTCCTGGACGAACAAAAGCATACCTATGGTATCACTTATATCAATGCGATACATAATTTCATGACTATGTATGGAATTGATTCAATCACAGAGGATGCATTCAAAAAGAACTATTACCGGTGGAGAGCCGAAATTCGCCGGAAAGAGAAAAAAAGAGGTTATAATCGCTCAAAAAAATAGCCGAGCAAGTGTAGTTAATTGTCCTTTTTTTGATCGAAAAATGTTCGAAAAATGACTCAAAAAATGCGTACTAATTGAAAATCAACACTTTATGAATAATTATAATAATATGGGAGGCATATTAAGTGCCGATATCCTATTTAAAAATGAAATTGCATTGTTTGCTGTTCATCAGAACACTGCGTGTATCAAAATTACAGAGGGACACGCCTGGCATCCCCTCCACACTCTAGGTGTTATTGAAGCTCCGACTGTCACCCCTAATGAAACCTCTGGAGGTACGATATATAAATATTCAACAAACATCCGGCTTCTCAAAGCAGCTATCAGCCTAAAAGAAGCTGATAATTTACGCTATAAGATTGTCGAAGGATGTATTCTCCGTTGTAAAGATACCAACGGATATGAATATATTTATGGTACAGCACAATATCCACTATTGGGAAGTCTGAATAAAATCATCGGGAAAAAAGTGACTGATTATAGCGGCTATGAATTACAGTTATCAGGAACCTCTATTTATCCGATACTTCAGTACTACAACTTATAATTCGTCCTTCCGTACCATTTTCAATAAATGTATCATTGCACCAAAATCAGTATAATGAGCCAAAAACGTATCATTCTTTCCGATTCCTCACTCAATCGTTACGGATTCCGGGTACTTACTTCCGGAATGCTAATCGAAGCATTCAAGAAAAACCCGGTCATGCTATATATGCATTTCCGTGATGAGGGTTCTCCCATTTGGGGAGATTCAAAAGCTATCGGTCATTGGGAGGATATACAACTTAACGGCGACGAACTTTCTGCCATTCCTATTTTCGACAAAGTTGATGATCTATCAAAAGCAATTGCCGCAAAATACGAAGCAGGGACTTACAACGCTGCAAGCGTCGGAATCCGCATTATTGCTACCTCAGCAAACAAAGATCTTCTAGTACCCGGTCAAACCCGTGAAACTGTCACGGAATGCGAGTTAATGGAAGCATCTATTGTGGATATTCCGGCAAATTCCAATGCCGTTCGCCTCTATGATCGTTCCACATCCGTTCTCCTGGCAGCGGGTATGGACACGAATTCCGTGCCAGTATTATCAACTTCATTCAAAGACAAAATGACTTTAAAAGAATCGTGGTCAGCTTTTTTATCTTTTCTGAATATCAGCCAAGATAAGGCAGTAACGACCGAACTATCAGCAGAGAATCTCGACTCCCTGCATAATGAATTCGCCCGTCTGAAATCGGAGAACAGTTCTCTCGTACAAGCTAAACAGGAGATCGATCAGAAATTATCTGATGCGACTACTGAAATAGCGACTCTCAAGACAACAGTAAGTGAAAAAGATCAAGAGATCGCTAATCTGAAAACCGAGGCAAGCGGCAAGGATTCAGAGATCACTCAACTCAAAGAACAAGTAGCCAATCTAAAGAAAGCTCCGGCACCGGGTGAACCAGTTCCTGCCCCAAAGGGTGAACCTGTCGCAAACGGAGGAAAAGAGGAACTGGCTGCCTACTGCGAGGAAAATGCCGGCAATTATCAGGGAATCACAGAACGCCTGAGGGCTGACGGACTCCTTTAATTTACTAACCTACCTTAACTATTTAAAGAATATGTCTCAAAAATTAATTGACGTATCGAAACTGAACCAAACCTTAATCACATATGATAAGGCGCTTCGCGCTCTTCCATTTGCTACCCTGCAGGAAGTTGCCGCAAAATTGGGATTGAACGTTATGGATCTGCAAGGCAAACATGCCTTGATCAATGAACGCCGGCGTGCCGGTGGAACTCAGTCTTACAAGATTGGGAAAAATTTCCGCCTGGTTGATAAGCTGCTCGGCTATGAACCTTCCGTTATCGAACCGAAGGATGTTGTATGTATCACAAAGGAAAACTCTCAAAAATACGATGACGGTGAACTGTTGATCGTAGGAGGTCAGCCAGTCAGCAACATCAACAAGAAACATCCTCTTGAAACACGTGTTGCCTTCACATTGGTAAAATCTCATGTTGAAGATGTAGTATATACATTGTTTCATGCAGAACGTGATGAAGACTCAACTTCACCGTCAGGTGCATTTGATGGCCTATTCACCAAAGCCGACATGCTGATTACAACAGGTGATGTCAATGCTGCTCGCGGCAACTTTGCCCCATCAGGTCTTTTTACTTTGCCTACAAAGGATACAGACTCCGCCGCTTATGAAAATTTGGTTGAATGGATTGGTGGTGCCAACACTTACCTGCGTTCCTCCAAGTCAGGAATTCCACAGCTGCTTTGTGCTGAAACGGTATTAATAGCTGCACGCTCTGCTCTCCGCAACAAACTGCGTATGCAGGAGTATCCTTCAATGCAGCGTATGATTGAACTTTTGCGTGAAGACGCAATGTGCCCTGCGCTTGAAATCCTCTCTCACGAAGCATTGGGACAGGGATCACGCCTAGTTCTTCAGAAGAAAGGGAATATGGATGTTGCCTTCAACACTCAGGCCGCAACCAAATTCTGTCAAATTCGTGACATCTACGAAGATCCGAATGAATGGCAATTCTGGTTACAAACGGGTTATGATACCCGTATCCGCGACTGGCACGAAAAAGTATACCGCTGTAACGAGCAAAAGAACGAATCTCTAGACCTTGCAGGGGATTATTGCAAGACCGGAGGTGTACAAGTCGACATCACAGGAACGGAGAATGCTGCTTGGACCATCAAAGGTAAAGTTGCCGAACGTGGTAATGGTCAATGCATCATCGGTCTCACACCCGGCAAGTACACTATTGAATTTACTGCTGTAGACGGTAAGACTAAACCTGCCGATCAGGAAGTGACTGTCGTGGAAGGCGCAGTTACAACCGCAACCGGTGCTTATACCTAAACTGAGATAAAAAAATGAGCGGCCATTTTGGTCGCTCTATCCTATTCACTCTAAACAATTACACTAATGAAAAAATATACTTACCTAATACTCTGTATGTTCTTTGTGGCTTTGGTTATTGCAATCCCGGAACTACACCCTCAGACATGTCATCTTGATGGAAATATATTGACCATGTTGGCAGCTGGTCCGGCCTTCGCACCGCTGAAATGGAATGTCGGTCAAAATAATATGGGTGGATATAAAGGACGGTTACTGTTCGTCCCATTTGATGCACCCAATACAGTACCCACCGTTCCGGATCCCGGCAAAGCAGCAGACAATGAAGCACTAGTGACGGCAGCCGGTACATTTGCTTTTCCTGCAGAAGGGACGTATAAGCAACCTATTTATCTATATAGTACAGATGCAACAGTCGACTATAAAGCGGAGCAGCAAGGTGAAGCTGACGGGATCAGCTATAAACAAACACTGAGCTTCTTCTTCCCCGGCAATACTCCTGAAATGCATGCATTCAATGCATTGGTAAAAAACACAGCAGGCTATTACGTTTTTGAAGACTCTGACGGCAGACAAATGATCATGGGGCAACCGGGATTATATGCTTCTACCGCTCCTTCATTCAATGGAGGAAAAGCAAGAAGCGACCGTCGCGGTACCACCTATACGGCTACCGCCGATTCCAATTACTCTGCGATCTTCCTGGAAACTCCCATCGATATGGAAGTCATAGGCGGATTAAAACCGGCCCCAACGCCTCCAATCGAATAATATGATCAGACAAGAACAACTCAGCCAATGGTTAGGAGACCGCCAGCGCAAATATGCTGACGGTCTGGTTCTTTTCGGGATTCTTGCTAAAGAGTCTATGAAAAAGAAATACGCAGCTTACCTAGATACAGCTCCGGAAAGTCCACATATTTTTGACCCGCATTTCACCCAGCTTGTCAATTGCCTGTCGAAAATTGACAAGGAAATCAAATATTCTCCTTCACTATATCCTGCCGCTCTTGAGGAAATTGCCGTGGTTAGGACCATAAACGAGAGTGAACGGAAAAAAGTAATCGAAGAAAAACAAGCAAATATCACTTCGCTTGAAATATTAGTCAATGAATTGCAGTCCCGTATTGATGATCTGGAAAATGACAGCGAAAGCCATACCGAAGAACTGGCATCCCTTCAGGAGCAATTTGACGAAAAAATGTCTGAACTATCCGCCTTACGAAACGAATGCGAAACACTGAACACTCCGGGTGTCAAGATTATCACGGAAGAATCACTCAGTCCTTCTATCCGGAAAGCTTACGCACGTATCAAAGAAATAGCACCTTTATATGCAAGTTTGCATAATGATGTGGCCAACCAAGACATACCACCAGAAGAACGACAACCGATAGCCGAAGAACTGTGCAAGCTCGATGATGAACGTCGCAAACTCTGGAAACAGATCGATACCTGGGCGGAAGGGAAAGGTGAACTGCAACTTGAAGAAAAGCGGCCAATACTAAGTGAAAACAGTATTGTACGCGGTTTTGAAATTGCCCGCCAAATCAAGCGTTTGAAAAATAATATAGCCAACAGCAAAGCCGCTTCAGAACGAGCCAGGCAGGACAACAAACAGACTGTCATGCAGAATGCATTGGACCGCATTGAGAAGTATGAGACGGAACTTGCCATACTGGAAGCAGAGATAACAGCAACACAAGGTGAAAAGAGTGCAGGATAACTTTCCACTTGCATTGTGCCCCGGTTCTATCGAGCCATTCATGCACAAGGGAGAATGGGCAATACATGAAGTGTTGCCCTCTCTTTTATCGGATATAGGCCCGGCACACGTAAAAATAGCAACATTCAGTATCTCGGAAGACAGTCTGCGTCCACTTTTCTTCCTTTCAGACGAAAAGAAAATCGAAAGCCTTACTCTTTTGCTGGATACGACCGTAAAACGTCATAAGCTTGATCTATTACTGTTTGCTTCAAATATTAGTCCGAGAATCCGGATTGATTCCTGCCATGCCAAACTATTGCTAGTCGAAAACGAACAATATAAATTTGGAATTGCAGGATCTGCTAACCTTAATCAAAACCACCGATGGGAAAACGGCTTTTATTTCACTTCCGGAAAGCATTTCGATTATTTCTCAAATATGTTTAATCAAGCGTATGAAGACGCTATCCACTATGAAAGTTTAGAATAATGACTCTGTCCGAAGAAATATTAAAGCAAATAAAAGATATGTCTGCAGCACTTTTACCTCCGGCAGAAATCGCAATACTGCTAGATACCCCGACTGATCAACGTGACTACTTCTGTGATATATGTAAAAATCATTGCAGTTCACCTATATATACCTCCTATCATCAGGGGAGACTTCAGACCAAGCTCAATCTCCGGAAAACAGTTATCAAACTGGCCGTTGCTGGCAGTCCTGCCGCCGAACCTCTTGCTGATAAATACATGAAAGAACAAAGCATCAATGAATAATGCCAAAGAAAGATCTTACATACGAGAGAATCGAACGAGCTTTATACAAAGATAAGGACGAATCGACAACCATCCTTTCCCCCAGGGAAATGGAAATCAAAAAACGTATGATGTTATGTGTCAGTAAAAAAATGGAAGAACCACTTATTCCGGACACTGAGTTGGTAAACTTCCTAATACACGGTTGTGGAGGAAATGCAGAACCGATTTCCAAATCACAAGCCTACCGGGATATCGGTATGATCAACCGGTTAGTCGGAAATATCCAACTAGCTGCAACATCCTGGTACCGGTATATGATTGTAGAAGGTGGTAAGAGGGCTTTTAATATGGCAATGGACAAAGAAGATGCAAAAGGAGCTGCTGCCGCATTGGATAAAATAGGCAAATATACACGTGCAGATAAAGATGATAATAAATTCGATTATTCACAAATGATTCCTCCGTCATTCGAACCTTCGGACGACGTCACCCTCCTGGAAGGACTTGAAGAGATTGAAAACCTTGAAGAAAAACGGGAAGAGCTGCGCACCCTGTTTAAAGGAATGCTAAGTAAAAGAGCAGTAGACATCAAACCTATTACAGAGGAGGAGAAAGAATGAATCCGCAGAACTCTCCTGCCCTCTCCGCATATGAACTCCGCAGAAAACGAGATGAGGTTGTAGACAAGTTCTTCAATAAGATGCAACGCCATGCCATGTCTATCAATGCACATGATGAATATATAGTTGCCTCACGTGGTACCGGAAAATCCGAAGGGATTGACGCACGCATCATTCTCCGCAACGTATGGGAAATGCCGGGTTCTTTAGGCGGCCTAATCTCTCCGAGTTACGCCAAGGCATGGGGAAACACATTACCGGCAATCTGCAAAGCACTTGCTGAGTGGGGATATATACAAGGAATACATTATGTCGTTGGCCACAAAGCTCCAGAAAGCATGGGATTCGCCAAACCGGTACGCCCGGTATTAGGCGATGGCTGGAGCAATGCATTTCATTTTTGGAATGGTACCGTCATGGTAATTCTCTCCTTCAATCAAGGAATGTCCGCAAACTCTATGTCACTCGACTGGGTGATAGGTCCCGAAGCTAAGTTTCTCAATTATGAGAAAATTAAAAGTGAAGTAGATCCCGCCAATCGTGGTAATCGGCAATATTTCGGCGACTGTCCTCATCACCACAGCGTAAGTTACTCAACAGATATGCCGACTGCTTCTATGGGAAAATGGATTCTCGATAAGATAGACGAGATGTCGCCTGCACATATCAATCTAATCAGAACATTGTATCTCAAGCTACAAGAATACAAACGAAAGCCACTCACTGACCATGTAATGCGCATGATCAAAGAATATCAACGCGATTTAGACCTTGCACGGAGATATCAACCTCCTATCAAACCTCTCCCGGGAAAAACAAAGGAATATACCGTCTTCTACGGTGAATATGATGTGTTCGACAATCTGGAAGTACTCGGTGAAGACTTCATTTGGCAGATGTACCGGAACTCGCCTCCTTTGATCTGGCGTACTGCTTTTATGAACGAGCGTTTATTCCGGATTGAAAATTGCTTTTATTCGGCTCTGGATGATGATATTCACTTCTACACACCTGGCGATAACGGACGTCTCCGGGATTTAGGCAGTAACTGGAGCAAACTAACGACATGTGGTTGTCTGGGCGACGGCGACCTCAACTTTTCAAAGGAGCTTCATCTGGCCTTTGACTCCAATGCATCCATATCCACCGCAGTCGTCGGACAGCTGGATGATCACACGATGCGCGTACTCAAGTCATTTTACGTCAAAACTCCCGGAAAATTGCAAGACCTAGTCAAAATGATAGCCGACTATTACCGTCCGAAGCTTAATCGAGATGTAGTCATCTACTATGACCATACTTTTACATGGGAATCCGGATCTTCTACTGAAACCTATGCAGACATCATCGAACGTGTATTCAAAGAAAACGGATATCATGTCACAATGGTATATGTCGGACAAGCTCCGAAACACGAATGGAAGCACTTAAACATTGACTTAACCTTAAAAGGAGATCCGCAATTTCTTTGGATACAAATAAACCTTCATCAAAACGAATTCCTGAAAATAGCAATGGAACAAACTGGGGTCAAACAGGGAAAGAACGGATTTGAAAAGGATAAAACGCCTGAAGGAACACCCGACACACCTGATAATCCGGACGAATATAAAACGCACATCACAGATGCATTTGACACACTATGGCTAGGAATGAATTTCTATTTCACTCTGCCGGGTACACATGCTGGAGGAATCTTCTTTCTGAATAATAAATAATTTATTATTCGCATTTTTATTACATTTCTTTGTTTTTCCCGAATATTATTCCAACCTTTGTCGTGCCCTAAATATTATTGAAAATAACTTTTTAGCACTAGTGTTATTCAAAATGAATTCTACATAAAAATGGGCACATTATTGCTAAAGAGTGTTCTAAGGAGGTTGCAACTATGAAACAAAATAAATTTTGTGATATAGACTTATCTGATCCTTTTTTCGATTCACTAAAACAAGATTATCCCGAATTTTCAGAATGGTACACTAAAAAGGCCAAAAAAGGAGCTAAAGCATTCATTCAAAAAGATGACCAAGGAAAGCTCCAAGGATTTCTCTATATGAAACATGAAACAGAAGAATTAAATGACATTAATCCTCCAATGCCTGCTGCTAGTAGATTGAAAGTCGGTACATTCAAGATAGATGCACATAAAACAAAATTAGGAGAATACTTTGTCAAGAAAATCATTGCAGCTGCTTTATATATAGGAGTCTGTGAAATTTATGTGACCATCTATAAAAAACATACAGGTTTAATCACGCTATTACAAAGATATGGATTCACAGAATACGGAACTAAAGGAGAAGGGGATGAGCCAGAGCTTGTTTTTACAAAATCAATGACAAGTTATACTGGCGATATATTATTAGATTATCCTTTCGTGCATGCTAAGGATGTCCGAAAATTCATTTTATCAGTAAAACCTGAATACCACACTCCTCTTTTTCCTGATTCAATATTGAATACAGAAGAAAGGAGTAAGGATGTGCTCATTAAAGATGTTACACATACAAATAGTATCCATAAGATATATGTATCAAGTATGAATGGGCTTGATCAACTTGAAAAAGGGGACATCTTACTTATATATCGTACTTCTGATCATGCAGGACCAGCTAAATATAGAAGCGTAATTTCCTCTATATGCGTGGTTGAAGAAATTAAGAAAGCTAAAGATTTCGCTTCTGTAAATGACTTTATCAAATATGCTAATGCCTATAGCATATTTGATGAAAATGAGTTAAAGAAGTGGTACACAACATATAATATGGTTGTTATTAAAATGACTTATAATGCCGCATTTGATAGAAGGGTCACTCGTAATGAGCTAATCGAACAGGTTGGACTAGATGGCAATGAATACTGGGGATTCTTTCAAATAACAGATGAGCAATTTAACAATATAAATTCAAGAGGAAAAATAAATGAAAGTATTATTATCGATTAAACCGGAATTTGTTCGTGAAATATTTGCCGGAAACAAAAAGTATGAATACAGAAAAGCTATATTTACCAAAAATGTAAATCAAGTAGTGGTGTATTCTACAAAACCGGAAGGAATGATCGTCGGAGAATTTACTGTTGAAACAATTATAGAAAAAGAACCTCAACAATTATGGGATCAAACCAAAGAAGCTTCAGGAATTACCAAGGAATTCTTCGATCAATATTTTGAAGGTCGTAAACGAGGTTACGCGCTAAAAATTTCTTCACCTAAACTTTATGAGAATCCAATCAATCCATTTGATTTATTTTCTTCTTTTGTTGCCCCTCAATCATTTAAGTATATAGTCGGAGAAGATTTAGAACCAACATTGAGTATCTAAATTCTTCAAACTTCATAGATTGTTATAAATATAAAAGCGCAAATATATATCTTATTTGTGCTTTTATATTTATAACTACTAACCAATACTTCTGTCTTCACTTGCAACTACTACTTCGTTCCACTATAGTCATGCGTAAGAATAACTATAGTGGAACGAAATAAAACCTTCCTATTAAGTGCTTCTTTGATTCCAATACAATATCTTACTATCCCTACTGCATTACATTACTAAAGATAGGCTATTTCAATCTAAAAAATCAGCATTTATTTTGCTCATTCAAAAAGAATCACCATCTTTGTAGCGATCTCCATTTGAAACAGGCGAGTAGGCTCGCCAATTATTCGCTGCGGGCATTTTTTATGTCCATAGCTCATGATATAGTTCCGACCCCCGTGTGGAGCGTTAATGCGCCCACTGCCTGTTTCAGGTGGAGATCAACGGGAAAGCGGAACTTTTTTGTTCCCTTCCCGTATTTAATCAACATATTATTTCATTTTAAATGATCTCCAAAATGAAAAAGAAAAACCAAAGCGCAAACGGACGCTATATATCCGTAGAAAAGCTTCAGAAAGCCCTTTCCAACATTTGCCTTGAAGTAGCTGAAGGTAACGAACGTCTCCGAGTGAATAAATCGCACAGAGGTATTGTAATCCACGCCAATGGAGGCACAGTCAATATTACATTTAATGAAAAAGGAGGCGAGCTATGAAGGAATATGTAGAACGAATTATCTCTTCGCAATGCCGCATTATAGACAATAAGTCAGGTTTCATTCATATAGAGGGAGAATCCGCCATTTTTGATATGAACGGGAATTACATAGGGACAGCAAAATCAACTATAGGTTCTATTAGGGAAAACGGCATAGACGCTGTAATCAAAACTCTAACCAATTACAAAAAAAAGATCGTTTCCAACCAAAATAAAAAGATACCATGCAAAATTATTAAATTTGATTTTAACAAAAATATCAATAAAGCAAATCAAAGATGAGTTATTATCAACTCCAAAAACTAATCAACATTCCACAACCGGAATAATCATTAGTTTATTCAACAAAGAACACAGGTTACCATATATCTGTGCTTTTTGCTTGTCGCATACAATTCCCACAATAAAATTTAAAAGTCTTTGATTATCAAATTAAATAGTTGAATAAAGGGGAAAATTTTCCCCTTTATTGATCAAAAGACCACGCACCGCCCTGAAAAGAAGTTTCGACCTAAAGTTTTTCAATTTCCCTTATATGCAGCACCTGTCCCCTCAAAAATCATCACGCTCGTGATACTTGTTTTTCTGCCGTAGGCGTGTCCTTTATGACCTACCAGGTAGCTGATACCTTTGCATAAAAAGAAGGTCATGAACGATATCATTACACAGAATCTACTCACATTCATACTCGGTGGTGGTCTCCTGTCATTCATCACTGGGGTGATTACACTCAAGTACACAAAAAAACAAGCGGAAGCCAAAGCTCTCAGCTCCGTACAAGATGTATATCAGGAACTAATCGCTGACTTGAGAGCCGACAAAGAAGCTATGAAGAAAGAGAGAATAGAAAGCGAAACAAAGTGGGCTACCCGTATAGAAAAGCTAGAAAACAATCAAATAGATCAGGATAAAAAGATAGCGGATAACGAAAACGAAATAGCCGACCTGAAACGATTCAAATGTATAAACCTATTGTGTAACAACCGAAAACAATGAAACATCATGTACACACCCTCATTCTTCTTGCTAGCCTTACTATCACTTGGCTATTGTGTAGTTGCCGTACTACTTATCAAAAAGATCGTAGCGCTCAAGAGCAAAGTAATCTTTCTATCTCAGATTCAACTCTGTACGATAGAACCGGAGATATCTACTCCCGATTCAACTTCAATAAGGAAGAAGCCGATAAAGGTTGGAAGATCAAAGTCAACTTCGACACATCGAAAGCTACAAATCCGGCTACCGGCCTACTCCCGATATCGGATATCGAGATTGAGGGGAGCGAGAAGAATATCAAAACCCTGCTACAAGAAAATGACACTGTACACATATCTGAGAAGCAAAAGACGAAAACTGATATCACGTTTCAGCAAGACAGCAAATTAGAGTCTCACCGAGACGCCGGTAATTCCGTCGCAACCGGAATAGACAACGGCATCAAATACGGACTAATCATCGGGATTCCAATAGTATTTATCATCTTAATCTTTATCAATCATGCTAAAAGACAAAAGAATACATCAAAGTAAGATCTGGCAGATAATGGAACGCAGAAAAGACGGAAAGCCTCTTGAATTCTCTATCCAATTCTGCAAAAAAAGCAATGGCGAATTGGTTACTTACGATCGAGCAGTATTAACTTCATTCCATAGCAGCGGAAGCACAATCAATGTATTACCCTGTGGAGAAGTTACCCCCAAAAAGATTCGCCGGTGCCTTGTCACCAAATTCAATAATTTCAAAGTATATTTCTAATGAAACAGCAAAAACTGCAACAGGCACCAGCTAACCTTATTCTGGAAGGATATGATACCTATGCCGTCTTAAAAGGTGGCAATAATGTTATCAAATTCAGTGATAACACCGATATCACCACTGACAAAAACACATCCGCTATTGAAGTTACTCCCAAAGGGAAAGCGGCTCCAATTAAATTTATGCAACGTGGACGAAATAATAATATGCCTTACGACATTATGAAAAAAATAGGGATTAATGTTACCGTAGGAAGCAACATTGAATTCAAGAACAAAGTCGTATTCGGAGACAGCATACTCGTATATCGCAAGTATCGCGATAAGGCTACAAAGAAAATAATAAAAGAAGAAGTCCTCCCGGAGGAACAGCCGGAAATCTTTGAATTCCTCGAAAACAACAACTTCAATTTTATACGTATGGAGTTAGCCAATGACCTTGTTATATTCTATGACGGCTATCTGGAGTATATATTTAACAATGATGATAAATCTCCCCGTATCGTGCAAATCAAAGCAAAAGAGTCTACCTGTTCCCGAATAAGTGAGATTGACGAGAAGACCGGGAAAAGCGAGTGGCACGGTTACTCAGCCGAATGGCATAAAGGAACACCGGAAGATCTTGTCGCCACTCCCCTGCTCGACAGGCAATCTCCATTGCTCGATTTAAAAATAAGAATCGGGCTTGCGCCTAACAACAACGGAAAAACAATAGTAGGCAAAGATCGTAGGTTCATCCACAATCTTCGTATCTCCACTCCAGGACGTTTTTATTACAGCCATCCGTATTGGTGGAGCGTTTTTGCGTCCGGCTGGTATGATTTCTCCAGTGCAATCCCTGTTTTCAAAAAATCACTGATCAAGAATCAAATGGCACTCAGATACATTATCTATATCCAAGAAACCTTTTGGGAGAAGTTATACGCATCAGAAAAGATTGTCAAAGATGATGAAAAGGCAATCCGCAGAGGTAAATTCCTTCAAGACATGAACGACTTCTTAGCCGGCGAAGAAAATGCCGGCAAAGGTTTTATATCCCACTTTCGCTATGACCGTATAAAAGGATTTGAAGATAAAGATATCATTATCACCCCTCTCGAATCATTCTTCAAAGGTGGAGAATACATCGAAGACAGTGAAGAAGTCAGTAACATGATGTGTTACGGAATGGGGGTACACCCCAGCATTATCGGCGCAGCTCCGGGAAAGGGAAAAAGTATCAATGGTACCGAAGCCCGCGAGCTATTCACTATTGAACAGGCACTAATGAAAATGTATCAAGATCTAACTCTGGAACCTCTATACTTTGTCAAGGCTATAAACCAGTGGCCTAAAGACATCTATTTTGCCGTAACTAACTGCCAGTTGACCACACTTGACAAAGGTACGGGAGCAACTAAGAACACAGGTTTAACCCCGGAAACTGAACAAAAATGAATATACTCATCCCCGACATCGAAACTTTTAAAAAGGTAGTCAAAATAAACGCCTCGCTGCCTTATGAGTCTATCGAACCATATATCGAAGACGCATTGGATATCTACATAGAGCCATACATCGGAAAGTCCGTCATCAAAAAAGCAAAAGAATGCCCAGAATCTGAATTATGCGACAGATTACTACGTGCACTCGGCCCATTGACCCTAATGCTTGCTACTGACGAATTAGGTGTCATGTTTGGAGACAGCGGCATCACAGTAAGTAATGTACAAGGGCAACGTTCTCCTGCCAGTGACACAAAAATTGCAGCAGCCAAAGTAAACCTATGCTTCCGGGGAATGCAAGCTCTCGACCGGTTGATATCCTACCTGGAAGAAAACAAGGCGGATTATTCTGACTATGTCGCTGACACTATTTCCCGCTTTTGTTTTATCCGTAATGCGACGGATTTTCAAGATATCGGCATGGTAAATATAGACTACTCCATATTATCTTATCGCATCATGTTCCCTACCATTCGCCAGCTTCAGGAACATAACGTCCGGGAAATGATATCGGACAAAGTATATGAAGCAATGAAAGAAGCATTCTCTAAAAGTAAGGAAACACCCAAACAGAAGATACTTATTGAATATATTATCCGTTATCTTGCCAATAAAACAGCCGAGTTGTACACCTCACAGAAAACAACCGAGCAACGTATATCCGGTAGAAAGATCGAATACTCCCCCACTATCCGACCGATTTATCAAGATCCGTCCGCAAACGGTAACTTCTTCGCCGATCAGGCAACATACTACGCCGGCAAGATACGCTCCTACCTGACAGAAAACGGGACGGAACTTGGAATTGAAACAATATCTCAAGCTATGAACTTCAATTCCAAAGACAAAAAGCTATTTACCTCAATATCATAATATCATGCATACAATACAAATCAATGACGATATTTACAAGATACCGGGAAACTGGGACGAACTAACCCCCAAGCAGCTTCTTTATCTAGTAGCACTTACCCAATCAAATGTACCGGTAGAGCAAGTTAAAGTCTACATGATGCTTTATTGTCTAAAAGCGCACGTATGCCGGCACAAAAAAATATTCAAGGAATATGTCCGTATAAAAATCGGGCAGGAAAGTGAAACTGTCCGTTTCCAGATTCGCAGCCGTCAATACTTTCTCCTTCCGGAAGAAATCAGCCTGCTTGCTGATCAGTTCAACTTTCTGATTCGTAAAGTAGAGAACCGCCTCAATACCTCATTGAAACAATACCTTATTAACCCTGAACTGACAACCAATCCTTATCCAACCCTCCGTTGCCGCTTAAGAAAATTCACCGGCCCGGAAGACCAATTATTCGATATCACCTTTGCACAATTCATGTATCTGCAAACATACCTGGACGCCATGCAATCAGATCCTAAAAAGATCAATCACCTGTTAGCTTGTCTGTGGCATCGTGGAAAAGAGTTCGATATCAATTGTCTGGATAAAGATGCAGCCATTCTGCAACATCTCCCTGAAGATAAAAAAATAACTATGTACTGGTACATTCTAGGAAGTCTCTCCTGTATGGCCGAAGCTTATCCACGAATATTCTCCGGAGAAGGAAAAAGTAACGGTCGTGTATTTGATTCGCAGCTCCGACTACTTGACTCCCTTGCACAATCAGACATGACCAAAAAGCCGGAAATCAGAAAAGGTCTTTTTCTTGATGCCTTGTACGCAATGGACGAATCGATCAGACGTAAAGAGGAAACCGAAGAAAGTCTAAGAAACAGATAAAAGTTTGTTAGTAGCAAACAAATAAACAACAAAAAGTTTGTTAGTAGCAAACTTTTCTGTATATTTGCAGTGTCAAACAAACGCGGGTGACGTCCGCATAAGTTCTTTTATATTATGGAACAATTGTTCGAGGCTATCCTAAAGATAGCAGATGCGAATCCTGACGGATTCACGGTTGACCTCACAACCTTAAAAAAGGTCACAAAAGGTATTTCAGTCGCCTATCTTGAAACCCAAGACTGTTTCGGAGAAGAAGGATTGAAAAGAGTTCTTAATCATGCTTTGATGCACGAAAAGAAAGTCGGTGGATGGCTTAACGAAGAAAACAATCAGTTTTATTTCGACTCCATCAGGATTTTCACTAATCTCGAAGAAGCCAAGCAATTCGGACGTGAAAATGGGCAGATCGCTATTTTCGACATTGGGCAAATGAGACTCATCAAATTGTGATCCGGAGGGGCGAAAGCCCCTCCATTACAAAGTATATTGTATTATTAAATACCCGATTATCAAAACGTAAATTGATGAATTATGAAGAATCTTGAATTACTACCTCTCCCTGCCGAGAGTAAAAAGCGAATAGATGAATTTGCAAGGCAGTATCAGCGCATGGGGCACATCTCCATTGAAGTTGTCTCCTATAATGAAGGCCGGTTAATTGTTCGAGCAGAACAAAAAGATCTGGTAAATGACAAGTTCCTTAGTAAAAAAGAACTGACTGAACGTATCCGTGAAATGTTTAAAGGAGAAATCCCGGACAACTGGAAGCTGACCGTATCTGCCGTAAACTTCGACCGTAAAGACATCGACGGTATTACCGTTGATTGGATAAAAAGACGAATGGAACGCCTGGGATTAAAAAGTAAGCACCTGAGCAACTATACAGGTATTGACAAATGCACCGTATCCTCACTTCTGTCCGGTGACAAAGAGCTTACCAAATGGCACAAGGTAGCGCTATATTACTTTTTTAAATATTACGAAGTGGCCAACTTCTAACTTTCATTTGTAAGCGGAGCAAAAAACTCCGCTTACTTTTTGCCGAATCTGAAAAAGATTGTACTTTAGCACCTGCCCAATATCGTTATTAAAACATGAATCCCTTGCCATAGTGTAACCAGATATCTGGTTCCGGTTAATAACACCGGTGGGCGCACTATAGTGAGGGATTCGCCCATTTTCATTATGGAGTTAACACGGATTTTTCACCCTGTAGGCTTCGGTGCTTTCTATACCGAAAAACACGTTGATCCACATACTATGAAATATTTCAATATCGTATACGATTGTGGTACTGTTACTGCTGGAGTTAATTTAGATTTGATGATTCAATCTAGATTCAATAAAGGAGAACAAATTGATATTCTTTTCATATCCCATTTTCATGAAGACCACATTAGCGGAATCCCAAAGCTAATGAAACACTGCAGAATAAAAAGAGTAGTGATACCTTATATTCCCAAAGGCGACAGGGTACTATTCGCATACTCAAATAGAGATTTAGCTGGTTATGAAGAGCTTATCACCAATACTGAGAACTATTTTAGGAATGAAGCAGAAATAATCCGGATACTTCCAGAAGAAGAAAGCGAGGATAACAACAATGAAACCAGAGATGAAGAACTTACAATGCCTAGCGGTAGATCAATTACAGCTACATACATTGGAGTACCGATTGCTGATTGGTGCTTCATTCCATTTAATTATAATTATGCTGCTAAAGTCAAACAATTGCAAGTCGCATTAAAGGCTGAAGGCTTAGATCATTCTAAGCTCGATTCAGTATCTTATATTAAAAACAACTATGATAGAATCAAAAATGTATACAAAAATTTATCTGGAAATATTAATGATACATCCTTAGTGGTCTTCTCTGGAATGTGCCTAAATTTCATTCCCTACATTTTTTTTTCTTATCAACCAGGAAGATACGAAATGTATAAAACAGGATTAAATTGCATATACTACGGCGATGTAAATACCGATAAAGACATACTCTATAATAGACTAATGAAACGTTTACAAAATCTCTACGCAACTATCCAAACAATACAAATACCACATCATGGTTCAAAACACAATTTTAGATCGACAATAATAAATCCAGGTTCAATATCTATTGTCTGTACAGACAGTAATCACAAAAAGCAATACCATCCTGATCCAACAGTTATTGTTGATATAGTGAACACAGGTTCTTTTTTACATCAAGTAACAGATAATGTAAACTCCACACTTACCGAACATGGGCACTATTAACCTATTTCCTATTTATATATAAAGTTGGCAGAAACTTATAATCAAGAATCAGTCCAAGAGATACTCTCTTGGGCACAGAAAATATTAGAGAATAAAGCCTATCCAAAAGGAAATATTCAACTAAATAAAAGCACTAAAATTCTTGATTGTGGATCCTTCCTAAGCACTATGATACAAATGGTATCAAAGAACTGGGAAAATCCGACATTCAATACAGCGATTGATCAGCTCAGGGAGTTTAAAAAGGCAACCGAATAACGGTTGCTTTTCTATTTATATGAAAGTAAAGTTTCAAAAAAACGATTTTCATTTTGCGATCTTCATAAGTATTTGTAATTTAGCTGTCGCCAAATAATTATATAAAAATATGAATCCCTTTTCATTGCGTAATCCGTAAAATCGGATTAAGGTCTTTATATAACCTTTTGGCGCGCGGTGATAAGGGATTCGCCATATTTAACCATGAAAAAAGGGACACAGTCAAGTAAACCGATCAAACCTCAAATCAGACCGGGCAGTGGAGTTCAAACCAATGGTGCACCAAAGCCCAAACAGAAGTAAAATGCTCTGCAACCAGTATAAGTACTATTATACAGATCGTAAAAAAGCATATCTTTAAACAACGCCCATACCAAGTAGTCCTTACCCTGATATCTTCCAGGTTAAGGGCTATTTTATTTTCAATAGCCTCCAAATGATCAGCTACAATATTCACATATCGCTTATCACCTCTTATTTTACAAGAACAATAATAATCAATGAAGATATCAATATCTAGTTCGGACGGTTTTTTACCGGGTAGCCAAACTGTATGAATACATATAATTTTCAATATCAAAATACCTAGAACCACAATAGAAGCCAATATACCAATGATAGAAATTAAAACAAGACTTATATTTCCTTCCTGCATATTCAATATCCATCCAAATCCAGTCAGTACAGTAATAATACCTGTTAATAGAATATATGCCCTCTCAGTTATTCTATTAGACACATCCACCACGCCATCCAATTGTTTTTCAGCTTCACTTAAATAGAAGTCAACCGTATTTTTGTCAAGTTCCTTTCGTGTCTGTTCTGATATAATACTTTTCTGTTCCATAGTCTATTTTTGAGCTAAAATACAACATTATTTTAGTACATTCAATTTTATTCCTCTTATCTTTGCACTTGTAACAAATTAAAAACACGTACTATGAATTGTAAACTTGAAAAACTAGAAATCCCGGCTGACCAGCCCTTTTTAAATTGCAAATTAGGTCGAGAAAAGTACGCAGAAGTACTTAAAACTATTATCACTACATATAAAAAAGGATTTGTCTTAGCTATAGACGGCAAATGGGGAACAGGCAAAACCACATTTGTAGAAATGTGGAAAGCATACCTAGAACTAGATAACTTCCAAACATTATACTTTAATGCTTGGGAAAATGACTTTATTTCAGATCCTCTTGTAGGTCTACTTGGTGAACTTAACAAAATAAATTCTTCTAAAAGAACAAAGGACTTAGCATCATCCATGATAAATACAGCGGGAAGAATTGTACTAAAGGCAGTCCCTGTAATGTTCAAGGGAGTAATTAAGAAATATGCAGGAGAAGAAGTAGTTGAGATTCTTTGTGATTGTGCCGAAGAAGGGGCTTCCATGTTGGAAAAAGAAATAGATAATTATGAAAGCCAAAAAGGAAGTCTACTAGAATTTCGAAAAAAGCTCGAAATATTTGTAGATGAAGTTTGCGAAAAGAAACCATTGATATTTATCATAGACGAGCTTGATCGATGTAACCCACATTATGCTGTAAAGGTACTAGAACGAATAAAACATCTTTTCAACATACCTAATATTATATTTGTCTTATCCATAGATAAAGAACAATTAAGCAACTCCATACGCGGATATTACGGAAGTGAATCAATAAATGCCGATGAATATCTTAAAAGATTTATTGATATTGAATATGCTTTACCTGATCCTGATGTAGAGAAGTTCTGTAGCTATTTATATGACTACTATGGCTTCGAAGCATATGAAAGGCCAAGAGGTACTAGAGAAATAGAAGAATCTTTTTTGGCTATAGCCAATATTCTCTTTATGCATAAGAATCTATCACTAAGACAAATAGAAAAAATATTTGCTCATATTCGTTTATCTTTGAATATGTATAGACATGACCAAGTCATATATGCTGATTTAATATGTCTATTAACATACCTTCGTATTTGTGAATCCGATTGTTATGCAAAAATAATCCACGAAAGTTATACTATACAAGAACTTACAGATCAATTAGAGAGTATAATTCCAAAACAAATTTTACAGATTAAAGAAAAGTATAGTTCTTCTCCTAGTAGACAATTTCATTTCACCATAGCCTTACTATTAAGATGTTATACTTTTAAGTATGAAAATTCCGATGAGAACGATAAACTCTTAACTAGAGATCCTTCTCAACCAAATCTAGTAATCAATTTTAATGTAAAGACGATCAACAAAGAACTTTTGTCTTCAGCTTTAGAATGGACATCTCAACGTAATATAGCAGTACCTTTACATTATTTTACTCAAAGAATTAATCTACTGGAAAATTTTGCGATCTATAATATAGAATAATCACGTTCTTAATTAATATAATTTTCTCAGTCTATATTAAATCTACAAACAAAAGCAGAGCAAAAAACTCTACTTTTGTTTGTAGATTCCCAAAAAGAATGTACTTTAGCAACTGCCAGAACAAACTAACTCGCGAATTCCTTATGTCGTGCACCCGTAAAATCGGGTGGCTGGGTGGTTCCAGTTGGCACGCGACATAAGGAATTCGTCTATTTATAATATGATATATATAATATTAATCATATCTGTAATTGCTATATTTTTGATTATTGTATTTAGAATCTCAAAACAACCAAAAATAACCAGAAATATTCAAGCGTAAGTCTTTATCTATCAGAATATTCTAAAAATTAACACTTTTCGGCTGCTTTTTGATGCTTCCCAAATTTCCACATATTTTTGAGACGTATTTCTGACGTGGAGAATTTGCGGAGCTTGTTTTTTGCCACATCGTGCGGACAGTTGACAAGGGTTTACAACCGTTTACGATGAGCGACAACAACCGCCCTGATATGCAGCAATAGTAACATTGTGCAGAAAGGCGACAACGGTTGACCTCCGTTTACATCCGTTCACCATTTCAGAGATATACGATTGAAGGAATGAACCAGTAAACGATAAAAGCAGCATGAAAACAACCAGAAAATGCAATTTTTGCAGCAAGTCATTTGTAACCCGGAGCGGGGTACAGAAATATTGCAGCGAGGCTTGTCAGGCGGAAGCCAAACGAGCTAGAACGGAACAGAAGAACAACCTCTTCAAAGCTGTCCGCCCCTTGATGGAGATACAGCATCAGGAGTATCTCACCTTTTCCAAAGCAGCAGTACTCATGGGCTGTTCCCGACAGTACATCTATAAACTCGTAGCCCTCGGCAAACTGAAAGCCTCACGTATCAGCAACCGCATGGCGTTTATCCGCAAGACAGACATCGAGCGGATGCTGGAGGGCAATCCCTACCACCGTGTCCTGCCCGGCAGTACTTCCACTCCGAGAAAGTCCGCTTCATCTTCCCCGCTTGCCAAAAAAGAAAAAAGGGAAAAGGAAACCTATGAAGTGCTGGACTTCTATTCTGGCGAGGAGGTGATATCGCTCTTCAAGGTCAGGCAGTCGTGGCTCTATACCACAGCCAAGCGCAACCGCATTCCCATCTGCCGCATCGCAGGGAAAAACTATTACAGCAAGAAACACGTTGACGAGTTCTTCGGTATGGCTATAGATACAAGCAATATCACCGATTGGCTCCTGATTGAAGAAGCGGAAGAACTGTTCGGCATGAAACCCTCCGCACTCCGGGCATACGCCTACCGCCACAAGATACCGACCAAAAGAGAATACGGGCGCACCTATTACTCCAAATCCCATCTGGACGAACTCCGCAGGACAGACCTCGTGAACGATGAACGCTACTACACCGTGGAGCAAGTCCGGCAGATTTACGGGCTTTCCTCCGCCAACATCAGCCATATCGTCAAGGTGAAGCACATCGAAAAGATAAAAGTAGGCGTGAAAAACCTGCTTTTACGCTCCGATGTGGAGCGTGTCATGGCTGAAAGGGAGAAACAACCGTGAGCAACCGACATTACCGGAAAATTATTTCAAAATGATTGTCGTGGAGGTATTCACGGTTGTTTCACGTTGTTCCTTTGCCACCGTAAACACGGGGACACCCCCGAAAATGTACAACTTAAAACATCATCAATATGAGCAAATGCAAGACAGTGACCTTGCGCAAGCGCAAGATTAAGAACGGAACACAGTATTCGCTATGTCTGGACTATTATCCCGGCTACCGTGACAACACTACCATGAAGGTGATTACACGTGAAGCTCTGGGGATTTACATCTTCACCAAACCTGCCAACCAACAGGAGCGTGATTTCAACGCACGCATGATGAAAAAAGCGGAGATACTGCGTAATAGGCGTTACGAAGCCATCTTCAACGAGAACAACGGCTTCTTTGACAAATCCAAGATGAAAGGCGATTTCCTCGCCTACTTCAAGAAGTTGGCAGACAGGAAGAATATCAAGTGGCAGCACGTCTATAAGCACTTTGAGCGGTTTGTAAATGGCAAATGCACCTTTGAGGAGGTGGATGTGGACTTGTGCCGCAAGTTCATGGAATATCTGCTTAACGCCCCACAATCCATACACACTAACCAAAAGCTGCATATCAATTCAGCGGCAGGCTACTGGTCGGCTTTCCGTGCGGTACTTCATACTGCCTATCGGGACAGAAAGATAAAGGAAAACCCCAACGGATTCTTAGACCGCATCGAGTGCATTCCCACCATGAGGGAACATCTGAGCCAAGAGGAACTGATACGGCTTGCCGAAACCCCTTGCGAAGAAGAAGTCTTGAAAAGGGCGTTCCTTTTCGGTTGTCTGACCGGACTAAGGAAGAGCGACATCAGGCAGCTCACTTGGCAGCAGATACAGCCGTACACCAACGGCAAGATGTTCGTGACCACTCGTATGCAAAAGACCAAGCAGATTGTACACAACCCCATCAGTGATGAAGCCTATGGGCTGCTTGGGGAACGGAACGAGGGGCTTATCTTTGCCGGATTCAAGGACAAGATGCTGCAAGGACCACTTAAACGGTGGCTCTTGGCGGCAGGCATCACCAAGAAGATAACCTTTCACTGCACAAGGCATTCATTCGGAAGCCTACACGTGGAAATGGGTACGGACATGACTGTCATCCAAGCCTATCTGGGACACAAGAACATTACCACCACGCAGATTTACTCCAAGATGGCTGCGAAGCAGATGTGTGAGGTCGTGGACAAGATAACCTTGAAACGCAGAGAGGCATAAGGCAGTTTTTATATGAATATTCAGAGGGAGCGGTTATTGCTTGGAACTTTAACCGTTCCTTTTATTTTGGTTGGTACTTAAAGTATGATAATTGAGTATGATTCCAGACATTTGGTGAAAAACATTGAAAAAGAAACCGCTAACCGAGGATAATGAGTAATAATTGAAAGAAGACTATTAAATTTGCGAAAACAGTAACAAGTAACAACCGAATAAGACAAAGAATATGGAACCGTCCGTAAAAGACAAACATATCATTTTAGGATTTGTCGGCTTTGCCATTCTCCTAATATCTTCCATAGCGACACTGATTGTCGCTGAGAAATTCAACCAAGACACCTTTGTAAGGCTGATAGTCTTTGTATGCAGCAACCTGTTGGGGTGGCTGCTCTACTTCTCCTTCCAAACAGTCATTTTCGATACATACGAAATCTACAAAATCAAGTTCGGCAAGAAAAAGACACCTGCCGAAATTACGGAAGTTCAGGAAGACCAGCCCCAAGATGCACACAAGCCTGTAATATCGGTATCAATGCCGACAGGCGGAGAAACTACTCCGGATATAAAACCGACAGAGATTGCCATATCCCCGGAGCTTCACGAGAAGAACCGTGCCGATTATGAGGACAGGGAGCAGCGGGAAAATGAAGAGCGCATCGCTATGGTCATGGAATACATCCATTTCATCATGCCTCGTATTGCTGACAAGGAGACTGTGAACCACATCTGTGGCGAGGTCAACAACTGGATGCGGCTTCACAGTTACAAGCCTAAGCCGATAAAAGGAAGGCTGACCAAAGACATTTCAAACATTCCGCTCCGACATTTCGTGTGGAATATCTCCGAGCGTTTCATGTACAAGAAATACTACACGGGGGACAACCGTGCCCGCTTCATCAGCACCCTTTTCCCACGGGAGTTTGCCGATACGGACATAGCGACCATCAGGAACTTCAAGGTAGAGCCATTAAAGACACTGATTCCCATTGACGAACCTGAAAACGGCAGACTGGATTTCCATTATCCGGCAGATTATGTACGGAAAGAGTATAACCAGCCTTTCCATAACCAATAA